GCATTCGCAATATAAGGCACACGATATGATGCCTGATATGTTCCAGGTTGTCTAGCATTTGCTATGTAAGGAACCCTATACGATGCTTGGTATGTAAATGGGTTTCTTGCGTTTGCAATATAAGGAACCCTATACGATGCCGTATATGTAAATGGGTTTCTGGCATTCGCAATATAAGGCACACG